CGGGAAAGTTAAGGAATGTTCCTTAATGAGAGTTTCAATGCTGTTATACGATTACGATTTGAAGCGTAATGGTTAACAGAAGAGGTACGGGATATACTGCTTGAGGCAGTAGTATACTCTCGCCCCGTAGATATGCCTCTAGAAAGGAGGGATATCTATGCGTGAACGTTCACAGAGTTACGATGACCTGTTGAAGTTGTCTACTATTAGCAAGACAACCTATGCAGGGACGTGCGCTAGCCCTTACGCTTCAACTACAACTGAAGCGGACTGGAATCAGTACGAAGGTACTTATACCAGTAAGGTTATGCACGATGTTGTAACTCCTCAGTATTCGGTCAAGTCTGCCAAGGGGGTTGTCGTTAACAATCCCATGGATTCGACTACAACAATTGACTCACACATCTCATCAGGATATCAGAACACTTTCCTGAAGGATGTTTGGGACACGAGTTGTAATCCAGACAAAAACCGAAGATCGGGGGACGTTATCACGGGTGTCTGCTCTCTCTCGTATTTAACTACGAGCGATTTGCTGGCACCGCCTACCGTCGATGAAGCATCGTTAATATCTAAAGCTAGTACAGAAGCTTGGGCCAATGTTGACTCAAGTTCTGCGCAGGCTTTGATGATGCTCGCTGAAGGTAGGGAAACAATTCGATCCATGTGCTATATCTTTACGAGGCTTCTCAAGATTCTTAGAGCCGCAAAGAAGTTGCGATTCAAAGAACTTGGTAAAGAACTCTCGAACAAAGAATTAGCACAAAGATGGATGGAATTGAGATACTCAATTCGTCCCCTCATTTATGACGTCAACGACATTTTAGACACCATTAAAGGTGACACTAAAATGGGTAGACGTACATTTAGAGGGTACGAGTCAGCCTCTGCATCTGATTCCGACTCGTGGACCGAAACCAAATCTAACCATCGTTGGATAGATTGGGAACGGGACTCCACTTGTCAAGTAGATGTTAGAGCGGGTATCCTTACCGACATTGAATTGGTCACCACATTAAATTTGTGGGGATTTGACCAGTTGGCAGAAACGCTTTGGGAAATTATTCCCTTTTCGTTTATTGTCGATTGGTTCTTCAATGTAGGTAAGACAATAGCGTCCTGGACCCCCGAAGGGGGACTGAGGACGTTAGCCTCATGGGTAGTTGTTACAAAAACAACTACTCAATCGATAAGGATGGCGGACTCTGGGATTTCATCATATACACCCGCTACTGGAGAAACAGTAGTAGAAGATGTGTATGATGTATCTGGACGACAGTGGATTCATACTGTCATCGAGAAATCCAGGATTCCGTCAGCAACCCGGTCGTTCTTCCCTAAGTTTGATCTTAGGTTAGATCCGGCCAAACTCTTAGACTTGATTATTATTGGAAAACAAATGTTCCGCTAATAATCGCGTACGAAAGGAGTATCCATGCAACCAAACGAAATTACTTTGGCTGTGGACGAAGCGAACGATGAGACTACAGTGGATCATGTCTACACTATATTCGAGGAATATCTGAATCGTAGTGTTTACATCTGCGCGGATCACGAGCTTAGCTCGAAGAACACGCTGACACTGTATCGCACGTTCCCGAAAATCAATGGAAATTTCAAAGGTGTGAGTAAATCCACCGTGAAATTTTCAACTGATTATCTTGTCGATGGTGTGGACGGTGTTTCACAACTCACCGCACCTGTCATCGTCGAGATAGGGTTTTCGCTTCCTGTGGGAATCACCTCTGCTCAAGCCTTGCTTGCGCGTCAAAAGGTGATTGCCATGTTGGACGATGACGACATCATGGCC